ACTACGTGAAAAAGCTGCTGAGCTAGAAGCTATTCAAAAGAGCCGTATGCAGTTTAGTGATGTTAAGAGCAGCGACGGTGGTGCTACATACGCAGAAAAAGAAGCAGCTGTATTTATCAGCAAGATCACTAAAAAGCCTATCGAAGAAACCAAGTATGCCAAGAGCCTAGTACAAAAGTACGCTAGTGGCGGTACAGCTGGTGCTGCTGGATCGGGTGGTGGAGCAGGTGGTGCAGTTCGCCTACCAGGTCAAGTTTGGGAACTAGAAGTTAGCACCAACATGGAAAACGAGATTCGTCGTCAGCTAGTTGTTGCTGGTACAATCCGTCAGATCAACATGCCACAGCCTTTCATGAAGCTGCCTATCAATCCAGATGCTGGTGCAGATGCAACCTGGGTAGCAAACAGTGATTTTGGTGCTGCAGCTAGCAGTGGTACAGCTCGCACACATGCGCTCAAAGACATTGAGATCAGCAGCGCTAAGCTAGCTACCAAAGAGTACATCGCCTTTGAAGAAGAGGAAGATGGTCTTATTGCCCTAGTACCTATCATCCGCGATGCAATCACACGTCGTATGGCTAAGACACTAGACAAGTCTATGCTCCTAGGTAATGACGTTGGTGCTACAACATATGCGGCTGGTATCAATGGTCTAGCATTTTATGATGGTAGCGCTACAAGCAGCCCAACAGTTGCAGTTGGTGGTACTGGAGCAACAGGATTTACATTTGCTAAATTCCAGGCTGCTCGTCGTGCATTAGGTGTTTGGGGCTTAGAGCCTAGCGAATTAATCTGCTTTGTTAGCCAAGCAGCATATTATGATCTACTAGAAGATGCTACTTTCCAAAGCACAGACAAGATTAGTGAGTCACGTAACACACTAATTACTGGTCAAGTTGGACTAATCGCCCAAACTCCAGTTGTTGTTAGTGCACAAATGACAGGTGCAGCTGCTAACGATGCACTAGCCGTTATAGTTAACCCACGCAACTTTGTTGTTGGTAATCATCGTGCAATGCGTATTGACACAGATGACGAAGTTATCAATCAGCGTCGTGTTATCGTTGCTAGTATGCGTATCGCTATGAGCCGCTTAACAAGCAATGAAGGTAGTGGTGTTGTAACAGTTCGTTACGTTTAATTAAACTTAGGCAGGGTTCATACGAGCCCTGTCTCTAAAGCCTGATCTAGCAGGTTTTAGAGACACAGGAGGATTTATGGCTGACCTAATTACTAGAACAGATTATAAAAAATATCTTGGTATTACTACTAATAATAGGGACGCTGAAATTGACCTGCTAATTCCAAAAATTAGCCAGCTTATTAAAACCTATTGTCGCAGAACTTTTGTTGATTATTATAACGATTTAAAAACAGAGGTTTATAATGGTGGATTCAATAAAATCCTATTACAAGAAACCCCTGTAGTAACTATAGATAGTTTTAGCATAAGCACAGACTATGGTCAGACTTATACTGCCCTAACAGAGTTTACCGATTATGTACTAGACGGTGATATATTAGTTTCATTAAATTCATATGGTTTTCGCGAGTATTTACGTGGTTATCAAATTGTATATTATGGTGGTTATGATACTGTACCAGAAGATTTACAATTAGCTGCATTTGATCTGCTAGAATATTATACAAAAAATAACAGCGCTGTGCATGTAAATCGTGACGTAACTCCAAACGTAACGCAAATACAGTATGTTGCTAGTACAAATTTTCCAGCACATATTAAGCGGGTATTGGATCAGTATATTGCGGATTATGCGTAATGAGTATAGCTCAGTTTTCACCAATACTGCGAGCGCGTATAATTGACATTTATGGTGATAAGAATAATAAAGTAGACCTAGCTAGTTTTAAGAAATTAACTAGAAAAGAATTGTTTAAGGCAGTAATAGATACTAAGGATATTAGAAAGCGATTCCAAAGTAAAGATTACCATACTTCTAGTTTAACGCTAGAAGGCATTACAGCACTAAATAGAAAATTAGTAGATAAACTAGAAGATGAAAAAACTAAAGAAATAGTTGCTAGTCTACTAAATAACGATAATTTTTTTACTACATTTGTAGGTTATATAGAACAAACAGAAACAGTTAAAGAATATGGTGCTGGAGATTTTAGAATAGAAAAAGTACCTGAAAAGAAATTACGAGATTATTTTATACAGTTTATAAGTGATAAAATACCTGGACTACCTGCTGCAACATTACAATTACTCAAAGATAATGTTGAGAGTGGTCACTTAGCTGGAATATTCTTTTTAAAAGCTAAAGTTGCGCTTGGTATACAAGCCAAGTTTAGTCAAGAAGTTAGTGCTACATATAGAGATTTTACTATTTCTATGCCAGGTCTCGAAGATCAAACAGCTATAAATGCACTAGAAAGTGTACTAAAAGCTATTTTAGATGCGGATTTTTTAACCAGTAATTTAATTACAGAATCCCAAGTATTTATAGATGCAGTAAAAAATGTTCTTGGTGATAATCCTAGTTTAATTACGGAGTTACAGTTTCAAGAAGATAATAAAAAAGCTGGAGATTTATTACAACAAGCAGGGCGTCAATTAAATAATTTAATTAAAGCAGCTAGTGCTAGAGAGGAATCGGCCGCTGAAGCGGCAATCAGCAACTTAATAGCAACCTTAAAACCTGTAGTTCAAGAAATTTTAGCTAAAGCAGAAGAACTAAAATCTCCGCTAAGTGAGCAAGGTTTGTACGATCCAATTGTTAAAAATGCAAAATTTTTAAGCGAGCAGTTAATTAATACGCCTGGCTCAATAACTATTAAAGATGGTATAGCTAAGCAAATAGGTGAAGTAATAAAAACAGGCAAATCTACTAAAACACAGTCTGTTAAAATAAAACCAAGACCTATTAAACAAAAACATAAAGAAGTGTTAGATATTAGTCAACCTGTTAAAGAGTTTAAGCAAGCAGCAGATAAGCTAAAGCAAGCTATAAAAAAGACAAAAATGTCTGCTAATACTAGAGTTGTAGCCTCTAAAATTGCGGCTAAAGAAACTTCTTTAAAAACTTTACAAGAGTTATTATCAGCCCACCTTATCAAAACTGTAAAACAAAACATGGGTAACGGCAGTAGACGTGATGTACTAAACTTACGTAGCGGTAGATTTGCTGAAAGTGTAGTAGTAGAAAGACTAACTCAAAGTCGTGAGGGAATGATAACCGCATACTATAATTATATGCGTAATCCATATGCAACTTTTAGCGGTGGCGGCAAGCAGCAGTATCCTAGAAGCAGAGACCCTAAACTGCTAATAAGCAAAAGTATACGCCAACTAGCCACACAAGCTAAAATAACTAAGTTAAGGGCCGTATTAGTATGACAAAACGAACACAAATAGTAAGCGCCCTAGCTGAAAAATTTAAGATTATAGACGGTACAGCTCCTTATATAACAGACTTAAAAAATCAAAGCTTTGCCAAACTAAAATTCTGGGATGAGATTAATGACTTTCCTGGAGTATATTTAACACCAGGAACTGAATTGCGTGAATATCATCCTGCAGATTTTGCCTGGGGCATGCTTGGAGTATGTGTAAAAGTTTACTGTAAAAGTGAGGATAGTTCTCAAGAACAACTAGAGCAACTATTAGCTGATCTAGAAACTTGCATAGATGCAAATCGTCAATTAGTATATGATTCAACAAATGCTTATACAACAACAGAAATATTAATAGACTCAATAACTACGGACGAGGGCCTATTAGCTCCCTATGCAGTTGGCGAGATTAACTTACAGGTCAGATACCAGATTATGTAAGCAACCGTATTCATAAAGCCTGGTACAGATAAACGTCTAGTCAAGGCTAGCTGAATACCCATAAAAAGGGATAAAAACATGAGTTTTAATTTACTTCGTAATAGTAGAGTGTTTTTTACTACTGCAGTAGGTGATACAGGTTCTGCTCTAGGAGTTATTGGTGGAGCTCTAGCAGTTGGCGGTAATGCTGTAATTAGTAATACTAATACCCGTGAAATTCAAGTATTAGACGGTTTTGGGTTTAGTCAAAATACTACGTCGGAAACAGTTACACTAAATGAAACAGGTGCTGTACCTGTACGTGGACAGCGTACTTTCAACACACAGCTAGATCCTGTTGATTTTAACATGACTACTTACATTCGTCCATATGACGACAACACTATTCTTACAGCTGAAGAAAGTGTATTGTGGAACGCAATGTTTGCTGTTGATCCAATTGGTGGAACTAATCCAGCTTGGACAAACGGTGATAGTACAGTTACTCCAGAAACTCCTGCCACTGTAGTAGCTACAAATAGTAACAAGCACCAGCTACAACGCTTTGGTTTAATTGTTATTATGGACACAGCATGCTTTTTAATTGATGATTGTGTGTTAAACACAGCAACTATTGATTTCGGTATTGACGCTATTGCCAGCATTGCTTGGGCAGGACAAGCTAAAGCAATTAGACCAGTTACCGGCCCAACAGCAATTGGTAGTGGCACATTTACTGGTAGTGGCATATTTAATGCTAGTACATTTACACAAAAGATTACTACAGCTGCGTTTATTGCCAACAAGCTTAGCACCTTTACACTACAGGCAGGCCTGGGCAGTCCAGGAACACCCCCTGCTACAACTACCTATTACAACCTACCCATTACTGGTGGTAACCTAACAATTAGCAACAACGTTAGTTACTTAACACCTGCTAACCTGGGTATTGTTAACAATCCAGTTACATATTTTGCTGGTACACGTGCAATTAGTGGTAGTGTTACAGCATATCTACGTAGTGGTAGTGCTACTGGTGCCAATAATACTAGCGACCCAAGCACTGGACGTAAACAAACTATACAATTGCTACAAGATTTGCTAGCAGGTAGCAGTACCACAGTAGATCCTAGATTTTACATGAAACTTGTAATTGGT